CTACTTGCTAACATTGTTCTATTAATAACTAATATTCAGTGTTTTATATAACTATTATCACATACTTACTTTGTACATTCTGGTCTGTACCCCTTAAATATTCATAATATTAAATTTTGTTAAAAAAAACAAATTTCTTTAACATAAGGGGTACAGAACAGAATGTACAAAGTAAGTATGTGATAATAGTTATATAAAACACTGAATATTAGTTATTAATAGAACAATGTTAGCAAGTAGTGTTTCAAAACAAAAAGTACAAAATATTTAATTAGGTTCATTCAAGGTTCTATTTTCAACTTTTTTTTTACTGTTTTTTTTAGTAGTGTTTAAATGAGGTTTGTTCAGGTCTATTTTAAGGGCACTATTCTGTGTCTTTTTTACAATAAATCAATTGCTTAGGTTATTTTAGCGGAGCCATAGAAATGGCTATTTATGTCTCATTTGTGACCAATTTACCAACTCCGGCAAAATGGTAGTCGATAACATATATACTACGCCATTAAAGCCTTTAAGCTGTATTTAAAATTTTATTTCGATAATTCCATTTTTTAATAATTCTATTTAACAATATATATATTCAAATCAAAATATACAATAGTTTCGGTCGAGTTTCGGTCATAAGTGGGTCATTTAATACCCTATTCACCCCCCTTTAAGTGCTATTTATTGCAACTAAACCCCCTTTATTTGCGTTTAAGGTACCCTTTATTTCCATTTATTGACGTGTTCAATGCCCTTTGTTTCCACTTTTTATTATTAGATCTTGAACGTATATTGTTTATTTTCAACTATTTATAAAACCTTTTGAGTAAAAACGCTCTAAAAATTAGAAAAAAAACGACGTTTTTTTTCGTGCAAGAGCATAAAAGACAACATTAAAGAACCCTTATGGTTGTTTTTACGTAGTATATTTCAAGTATTTCACACTTGAGTACTTTAAAATCACCATAATTGGGAGAAGAACAGACAATATACGAAGGGTCATCTGTTTTTTTTATATGTTTTATCATTCTGTCTTCGCGTGTAATAATCATATAAACTTTCCCGGTTTCAATAAACTCCCATTTAAAATCTATTATTTTTTTTATGCCTATTAGATCGCCGGAAAGTATTTCGGGTTCCATGGATATTCCTATTATAGGAAGAACGGCATCGCAGTTTTTAAAAGCCTCAAGGTTTACATATCCATCTGGTTTTGTTTTGTTTTCTGAAAAATTAAGAACACCTAACGGTCCTGCCGACACAGACAAATTATAAAAAGGAGTTCCTTTTTTAACACATATGTTCTTTTCAGAATTAAGCATTGAACCCCTACCGTTAATTAACCATTCTATATTTAATTCAGGATAATTATCCGAAATTAACGGAATCCACTTACTTTGTATATCTGAGTTATTTTTAATAGCCCTTCTTATCATACCGTCACTTGCAGATATTTTTTTTTCAAAAGCGCTTACACTTATTTCTTTGCTTTGTATGAATTCTCTTAATCTTTTAATCATGGCAAAATTATTTTCGTGAAATAATTCACGATTTATTTTCAGTTGTGATAATTATCACATATATTTGCTTTACGTTTCAAAAACGAAACAGATATAAAGATAAGGAAAATGAACGAGATTATTGTAAAACACGGCATTAATAAAAAGCTGGGCGAAATTACCGGCAAGAGTCAACCATTTATCCGTTGGTCCCTGAGGGGATTACGGGAAAGTAAAGAAGCCATGAAAGTGAGAAGAGCTGCAATTCTAAATGGAGGTGTAGAGATTCTTCCTTCTTCTGAGAATGTAACGGCGAGTAAAAATTTAAAAATATGAAAAACTACGACAATGTTTTTTTAAACACCGAAAAAATTTTCTTTGGAATATTTGTAATAGGGGATATTCTTTCTGTTGTTATTGTTTTATGTGGCGCCTGGTGGCACCTAATTAGTGTTTTGATTTGTTCTGTAATGGCAGTCGCTCAATTTGAAGAAATAAAAAAGAGCATTAAGAAAAACGCAAACGTCTAAGTTTATAATATTCAAACAATAGATCATGGAAAAACATAGTATGAACATTTATAAGATAATAGATGATACTATACTTATTACAGTTAATGACTGGATAGATTCAGGTCTGACATATGATCAATTTTATAATGACAAAAAACGCGGTTATCTTTCTGTTTTTAGACGTGGTCTCCATGGCTCCACGCTTATAGATGTAAAAAGCATTAAAAGACCTGATCGCCTGAGAAGAATAGAGGGTATGTATGGTAAGGTTGAGGTAAAAGGCAAGACTGCGATTTTTGAAGTGTCGATTGATACATTGGCAAGGGCCTTTTTTATCGACTATCGCAAACCCGACGGTACCCAGCTTCATAAAAAACAGATTGAAGAATATACCAACAGGGCTTCGATTCTTAAGGCATTAAAAATCGGACTTGCAAGACAGACGGCCGCACGGGCAACGTCTGGCAAGAAGATCAGAAAAGGGAAGTTTTGGAATCTTGCTGTTGAATGGTACAACGAACAGCTTGAGCAGTTTCCCTGTAAGGCTATCAAAAACGAGAGGATCCTACAGCGTATTTATAAGGAATATATTAGTGATGGTTTTGAAAGCATAATACATAAGAGTATTGGAAACGATGCCGCAAGAAAGGTTTCTGTTTCTATGGAAGCTTTATTGCTGTCTCTATGGCGAACAAACGATAAACCCTTCGCAAATCGCGTGCATGAATTATACGAGGAGTTTGTTTCTGGCTCAAGGGAGTTGTTTGACAAGACTACCGGTGAAATTTTTCGCCCGGAAGATTTTAGGTATAAAGGGCGGGCGATGGAAATCTCAAGAACTACTGTGTGGAATTATCTAAAAAATGTTGTTAACACTACTGCTGTTTTTGCTGACCGTAATGGTAATTTTGATTATGCTAATTCGTTAAGACCTAAACATCACCGCCGCCTTGGCAGGTATACTTTATCTAAGATATCAATGGACGATGTTGCTTTGTCGCGTCAGTCTGTTCGTGGATGGGTGTATAAATATATTTCTATTGATGTTGTTTCGGGATATTATTTTAGACCTGCGTATGTAGTTGGCAAGCCTACTATTGAGACCATCTATGAGACTTTTAGAAATATGTTTTGTGAACTTATGGATCTTGGCCTTCCGATGCCAGGAGAGCTGGAAGTTGAGCATCATTTAATGCAAGACATTGACTGGCTTGATAAGGTTTTTCCGTTTGTTAGATTTTGCATGTCTCCAACAGAAAAACGCGCCGAGCACAATATCCATTCGCTTAAATATGGTACCGCAAAAGACAATGGGCATACAAGAGGTAGGTGGTATGCGAAAAGTGAAGCTTTTAAATCTGTTAGAAATAAAGTGTCGGGTGATTATCCTGAGCCTACATATCAACCCCAGACTATTATTGCCGACGATCTACAGGACATTGAGGATCATAACAACGAAATGCACCCCTTGCAGAAGACATATCCTGGCATGACTCGTCGTGATGTGTTTCTTAATAATATAAACCCAGAACTTAAGCCAATTAACAAATGGTATTTATATCGCTTTCTTGGCAATAAAACAGAAACATCCATACGTAACAATGATTTCTGCTCTTTAAATAATGAAAAATTTGAATTGTCTGATTATGGTTCTCTTAATAGATTGAAACCTAATAATATGCGTGTTACCGCATATTGGTTACCAGAAAAAGACAGTCTTGTACATGAGGCTTATTTGTATCAAGGGGAAGAATATATAGGAGAGGTTAAAAATAGAACGGAATGGGATTATAACGAAAACAAAATTGAGCAGACAAACGCAGACAACGAGGCTATGTTACATCAAGAGAAGCGTGTTGCGAAGTTTGACAAGTTTGTAAAGGAAAGAAGGAAAACTCTTCCTAAAGTTGGACAGCTGAATAGGAAAAAATCTAAAGAGCTGGAGAGTATAGCTCCGGAAATAGTCGAAAACGAACAGCCTAAAAATTACGAAGAGGATGAGTTTTCTGACGAGAGTTGGGCTGAAAAAGCTGTTAGGTCTCTTTAATTTCTGGTTAAACGATAATTAAACACTAATAAAACACCAAAAAATGATTGAAAAAGAACAAAAACAAAAAATTGCTGAAAAACTAAAGGTTGCCCGTGAGAATTTTACGGGTTCTGATGCTAGGTTTGCTATTTCTTTGGGCATTAATAATGCTCAGTATAGTCGTGTTAAAAATGGACAAACAGAAAAGGTTTTAAGCGAACAAAACTGGATTAGCCTGGCACGCCGACTGGATGTGGATTTGTTCTCTAATCGAATCTGGAACACCGCAAGAACTCCTGTTTATCAGTTTATCTCAAAACAGCTTGAAATGTGTCAGGAAAATGGCATAAGTAGCCTGTTGTGCGACCTGTCGGATATTGGCAAGACATATACGGCCGAACTGTATAGTAAAACACACAAAAACGCTGTATATATAGACTGTTCACAGGTTAAGAGTAAACAGCGACTGATTCGTTTTGTTGCTAAATCTTTTGGGGTTGGTGCCACTGGCCGCTATGTAGATGTGTACGAGGATTTGGTGTTTTTTCTTCGTACGCTTTCCAATCCCCTTATAATATTTGATGAGTTTGGCGACCTAAACAGTGATGCTGTTCTTGAGTGTAAGGCTTTATGGAACGGAGCGCGTAATTGTGCTTTTTACGTTATGGGCGCTGATGGGCTTGAGAATAGAATGAGAAGATCTATAGATAATAAAAAAGTAGGCTATTCTGAGCTGTTCTCTCGTTTCGGAAAAAGATATGGTAAGGTTGTCCCTATTCCCGTAGATGATCGCAAGAGGGTGCTCCAAAGTACGGCGATGATGATAATAAAGGCCAATTCTGATGGCAAGGATTCTATGAAAATATTTCGTGGTACCCTGGGGGATGACGGGAGACCTTCTTTAAGACGTATTTACAACGAGTTGAGTAAGATTAATTGAGGTGACAGGATATGAAGAGGGCTTATTCTGTTGCTAATGTGATAAATGCTTCGTTTAAACGGTTGGAATTTTCAGGAAAATGGAATGAAGCGATTGGGGATCCGGAACTGACGGGATCGTGGTTTATACAAGGTCGGGTTAAGAATGGTAAAACTTCGTTAGCTATGCAGTTGGGAAAATATCTGGCTGGGTTTTCGAAGGTCGCCTACAATTCAGTTGAAGAGGGTTTGAGCGCAACTATGCAAGATGCTTTTATTAGAGCTGGACTGCAAGACGTTTCTGGAAAGTTTGTTTTGTTAGATAAAGAAGATCCTGAAGAACTAAAGAAGAGACTTATGATGAGGAAAAGCCCTAATATAATATTTATCGACACGGTTCAATTCTGGGATTTAAAGTTTAGTGAATACAAGGCTTTAAAAAAAATGTTTCCACACAAGCTCTTCGTCTTTTTGAGTCATATGCGCGGTAATCTTCCAGCCGGTTCAGTGGCTGAAAAAATATGGAGAGACGCAAACGTGTCATTTACTGTTGAGGGATTTGTTGCTTTTCCTGTTGGTCGCTATGGTGGAGGTAGGCCAGTTGTTATTAACAAAGAAAGGGCTGCTAATTATTGGGGACTTGAAAAGGTTGAGTCGTTTTAAAAATATGATTATGGAAAATGTTATTGAACAAAAAAAGTATCTGGTTAGAAAATTTCACATTTTACTGTCAAGGAGTGGCTTCGATAGCGAGATGAAATTTGCTTTATTGGAACGGTATGGTGTAGACAGTAGTCTGCAGCTTTCAGTAAATGAGTTAATTGAACTTAATAGTAGTCTTGAGAACATGGTTGCCCCACGTCTTATTGAGATGGACAGGTGGAGGAAAAGACTAATTGCGGCTATCAATGGTTATTTAATATTACTACATAAGGAAACCAATATTGATATTGTTAAAGGGGTGGCCTGTCGAGCGTCTGGTTATAATTCTTTTAATAGGATTCCACGGCAGCGGCTTATAGGTCTCTATTCTGCTTTTGTCAACAAACAGAAAGATGTTCGTTCTGTTAATTATATGTCAGATGACGATATGCGTTTCCTTGGTATGTGTAATTAATTAAGAGACATGGGACGAAAAAACAGAACAATAAAAGATATTCGGTTGTGTAATGAAAACATCAATAAGAATATCGAAATATTTAAGAGGCAAGAATATGAGGAAGGTTTATGGATCGACAAAACGGGGGTTAGCGATCCTGATTTTGATCTTCATTTCCGCCGCTGGAATAATGCGAAAATACAAATTAAACAATTAAGACTCAGAAAAGAGGGTATGGGGACAGTTTTAGAAACATATAGCGTTCCGTTTCCCTTTAATAATTTTAAATAACTAAATAATAAAAAATGAACAAAATTAATCTTGAGGAGTTAACTCCAGAACAATTTGAGAGCCTTAAGGCTCAGGTAACCGCTAAGGAAAAAGAAAAAGCAGAGAAACGCGAAAACGAAGTTCTCGTTTATAAAGATCTCGTCAAGGGAGCTGTAGGTGACCAGATTAAGGCGCTGCAGATTATTAGCGACACATTGAGTCTTGCTAAAAAAAACACATTTGACACGTTTGTTGTGTTGATTGAGATGAAGCAAAAATTATTTGGAACAAAAGAAGGACAGCAATCGTATTCATTTTCTGATGACAATGGAAACCAGATTACTATCGGATATCGCGTATTGGATTTTTATGATGATACGCTGGATGCCGGTATCGATTTGGTTAGGAGGTATATGGACAGTCTTGCTATCGATAAGAGGTCTGCTCAACTAGTTGGGTATATTAACCAGCTTCTAAAAAAAGACATGAAGGGTAATCTTAAACCCAACAGGGTGATTGAATTGCAGAATATGGCTGAGAAGGAAAATGACGAGAAATTAATTAAGGGTGTTGACATTATTCGCAAGAGCTATAAACCCAAAAAATCTGTTCTGTATATTGAGGCTAGCGTTTTGTCAAATACAGGCCAGAAAATAAAGGTTCCTCTGAGTATCTCTTCTGTTGATTTTCCGTCTGATTTTTCTTTTGATTCTGAACTTTTTAAATAATAATTAGGTATGGCATACAATCATAGAAATAAACTTCTTTTAATTAAGGATATACAGGATATATATAAAGCTCATTCTGCTAAGTATGACGGAGAAGCTAATGATAAATATGTATATGAAAACTATATAGAACCTGTATACCATATTTCGGTGGCTTGTTTCTATAACTATCTGGGCGTTAATGCAAAAGGTATGCTTACAAAATTGCGCAGTAAAAAAAATGAAAAATAATAATTATGAAAAATAAATTTTTTAACAAAACTCCTTTCTCTAAAAAAACAGAATCTGTGATTTCTGAAAGCAAAAATAGTAATGTCACAAAAATCACCCCAAGTGACAAGAAAGCATTAAAGATACTTATACGAGAAGCTATGAAAAGCAATGGCAATAATTGCGATCTTAACTTTATTGATGTCAGCTTGGTGGAAGACATGTCTTCTTTGTTTTTTCATTCGAAGTTTAATGGCAGTGTGTCGGAATGGGATGTTTCGGGCGTAAAGAAGATGACCTGCATGTTTGCCTGTTCTGCATTCAGGGGTGATTTGTCTAAATGGAAAGTAAGTAGTAGTTGCGAGACTACAGATGTCTTCTTTCTTTGTGATATTCCCCAGAGAAACATACCTAAGTCATTATTATGATAAAAGAAGCAAACATTGTGTTCAGTCATGGCGTGAAATTAAAAAATCACGCCATGACTGGTGTCAACGAGAAACAAGAATATGCTTCTATAACAAATAACAGAAGGGATAAAATGAAAAAGTTTAGAATACATGTGCTTGTTCAGGATAATACAATTGTGTCGGATTTTGGAAATGCCTGTTTGTCTGATTGTCTTAAGAGGGGTGCCCGCTGGGTTCTTTGTCGCTGTCAGTTTTTAAAAAACAATATATGGATGCAGATGTTCCCACTTTATTATGCTCCTTCGGTGATGGAAGCTAAAAAAACAATATCTAAGGCTACAAGAGGCGGATATATTACAGAGTTATTTGTAGGGAAGAGAAGAATGGCTTCCGCTGTTTATAAAAACGGAGAGAAAACAGAGGTTTTATTTAGCGATTGTGTTGCAATTATGAGTGATGGGTATGAAGATATTTTTAATAATCTGCTATGAAAGCATTATGTCTTACTCTTAAAAAAAAGTGGTTTATCCAGATTGAATCATTTGAGAAAAATAAAGAGTATAGGATATTTAAACCTTACTGGTGTTGTAGATTGTTACGTTATGATGGCAAAAAAAAGTCTCAAAAGTGGTGGAAGGGGGCAATTGCCACATGCAGCGTTGATCCGTGTCTTGTTTCTGTTATACAGTATGGTGAATTGATAATGAAAAATGGATACGGAAGGGGTGTTCCAACGTTACTAGTGGAATGTTTGGGAGTATCTTATGGGTTTCGTTTATTATTCAGAGGAGCCACTCCCAGTAATGAGAGGGTGTTTTGTTTTGAACTGGGTTCTCGAGAACGAATTGTTTAATGTTAAAATCAATAATATGTCATGGAATCATAGAATATTAGTTCATGGGTCAAATAACGAATTTCGTTTTGAGATACATGAGGTTTATTATAATGACGCAGGTGAGCCTTACGCATATTCTGCAGAAGGGACTCGCGTATGTGGTGGAAATTTAAAAGAGGTTAGCTGGGCTCTTAAACAAATGGAAGAGTGTACTAAGAAACCTATATTGTGGGCAGGGAATAAATTCCCCGGAGTGTATAGATTTTTTACTAAAAATGAAAATAAAGAATATGTACATTGAAACAAACGATCTTTCCGAAATATATCCAGTCTATTGTTATGACGAATATGTTCAATCTGAATTACCAATGGTTAATACCTGGGATAGAAAGGATAAATTTTTGTATCCTAATAAAATTAAAAAAATAAACCTTCGGCAGCGTCGCTGGAGGGGAAATAAAAGAGAATCTAAAAAACAGTATTACGAATTAAAAAAATGAACAAAATTAATGAAATAAAAAGGTTGCGATTTACAGCCGAAGAACAGATTAATAAAATTCTGTTGAACTTGAAAATAAAGGTTGAGAACGAAGGGGTTAAAGTAGACAATGTGGAAATTGAAAATACTCCTCGTTTGTGTGTTGAGAAAAAAACGCTTGAATACGAACCCCTATGCAAGATTAGATTAATCATTAAATAAGATGTGTTATGTGTGAAAAATTATTTAAAAAAAACAAGAAGGCATTGCTCTTTTTAAAAGAAAATGCAGGGATTGCGGATCACGAATTGTTCTATATCATTAAAGATTCTGTGCTTTATCGTTATTCTGTGATGGATGTTGCTGATTGGTTGACAAAATTTGCAGACGAGATAATGCTGGAAACAAATGTCATTAAAGAGGGTTCGGGAGCTTATCAACCGATGGTTGACAACACAACTACTCCGCCAAAAAACTACTCAAAAACAAGCAAATGAAAGTAAGGGTATATATATCAGGTAAGATTTCCGGATTGACTCCAGAGATAGCAGAAGCAAATTTTAAGAGCGCAGAAGAGATGTTGAAAAAAAAGGATCCTTCTTGTGTGGTTGTTAATCCATATGCAATGTGTGAAAAAATCTTTAAGAATAAGCCAGAGGCTAATTGGTTGGACAGAATGAATGTGTGTATAAAGATGCTTGTTAAATGTAATGTAGTTTATCTTTTACCCACATGGACTACCAGCGATGGTGCAATAATTGAGTGTATGGTGGCGAAACATGAAAATATTCAGATCGTATATGATCCTGATAAGTTTTTAAATATGAGGGTTTATTCTGATTCCTAAAGCTATCTTTTAGATAAAAAGAGCCGCTATTTTAATTAGCGGCTCTTTTTTTGTGTTATTCTATAAGATGTTTTTTGCAATTAAAGACAAGCATCGTTATCATATATCCTTTGTATTTGTGGTAGTGTTTCCAGGAATAGAATTGAAGGGCTGTGGTTAATTGTGTTCCGTCTGACGTAGGAATAAACTGTTTGAGTGCCTTTTTGACTATGGTTGCCACATTTTCGTGTTCTTCTACAATAAGGTCGTTGATTGTTCCGTCTGTTCCAGCTATTGCCTGAGAGACTATGTGCAGTTGTATTTTGAGTGGTGCACGTTTTTGGTCTTTGGCTACCTGATCAAATTTAAGTTCTTCAGGAAATTCAATAAAAATACGAGGTGTCTTGGCAATAGTGCTATCGTATTGCACGTTGTACCATTCGATTCCTGCAAACTTGTTTTCTGTGTCTTTCGTTTTTAATTGCTGTTTAATTGCGATGTAAATGGGATATAACATATTTTTAATTTTAAAAATTATTTACTTAGCAGCGTGTCTGCTATTCCTTCTATTTTGTCTTCTATTCTCTGAATTAATGCCGGAGAATCTCCTATCATTTCTGATTTGTCCATTTTAAACCCGGGCGGTCTTCCTGCCATCAATCCTTCGTTGTGGACTGCAGCGTAGGGAAGCGCTGAATTAAATGCCGCTGTTTTGCCCGCTGTCGTACTCTGCCAACTTCTTTTTAGGGATCCTCCGTGTTTTTCGCCAACTAGCTTTTTTTTTGTTTTTTTTCCTGTTCTTTTAGGCCAGTGGTTGTAGTTCCCCTTTTTATATTCAAAACCTTCATGCTTGAAGTTGTCTGCAATAAATTGAAGACCTTCTATTTTTATTATCCCTGGTATTTTTTTCTTTATGCCAGGGATTTGTCTTTGCAGAGACTTTATTTTTGATAAAAACCTTATCCCTGCCATTATATACTATCGGTTATAGCTCGCAGCTTAATATTCCCAGATGCTGCTTTGCTGAATTTTAAATACATATCCTTAATTCCTTCTATTTTGTAATTGTAATTAACAACTCCTTTTGTGACAATGTTGTTGACAAGTGTTGCATTTTTCGCTGCATTTTGTATGTCTAATAAAAGATAATTTCTGAGTGTTGGATTGGAGTGTTTCCCAGTGGTTATTCTCTTAATGTCGTTATTGGTTAATTTTGTTTCGTCAAGACCAGGGGGCTTTATTGTTATTTCTTTATTGGTGAGTGCCGCTAAGACTTCTTTTTTGCTTGTTCTACCAGCAAGCGTTATTGCTGCGTTGGTAAGTTCTTTTGTTTTTTCTGCGGATGGGCTGGTATAATATCCCGCCGTATTGGAGAATAGTGTTTGTGTTACGCCTGGATTAAAATCAAATCCTTTTGGCGTGGGTGTGTCTTTGTAATGTTCGGGCTTATTTATTTCTTTATCTGTCTGAATAAGTTCGCACCTGCATCCCCATCCCAGGGGTGGTGTATGTGAACTCCAGAAGGAATCATCAATAGAAAGTGTTAACCCCTCAAGGGCTGCATGCTCTGGTCTTACGTCACCATCTCCCGCTGTTCTCCATTGTAGGTTTGGGTATATGTCGGCATTTTCTTTAAAACCCATCCACCTTTCTGCGGCTGCACTGTTACCAAAAATGGTTTGATTTTCGGTTTTTAAATAGTCTTTATATAGCTTTTTTACGCCCTTTTTTTCAGCAGCCCCCGATGCGGCTAATAGGTCGTGTTGTTTTTGTGAATTTCTGAATGTTGCAAAACGTGCCGCGTCTGATTGGAGGTTGCTGTAGAGGCTAAATCTTGGGTTTGTGTAGCTTGTTTTTGTTATGTCAACTTGAGTACCCCTCTTTATCTGTTGGCTATAGCCTTTAAGTGTTTCTTCGATTTCGCTGTCTTCGTCTATAACCAGGGCACGATTATTTTTGTCTTTTTTTTTTAATGAAAAAAAATGGTTGTGTGCAGTTTGGTCAGCGGTGTTTTTTTCTTTTGGTGTTGGAGGGTCTAATGTTGGATAATGAAATTTTGCACCCTCAAGAGGATATCCCCACTGTACAAGAAAGGGTATTAGCTTTTCGTTTATGATATTTTCTGTTTCTCTGAGGCGTGATTTCATGAAATCAGATAGAATTCTTTCGGAAACTTCGGCCGATCCAACAAATGCCTTTTCTTCACCTGTCCCGGACTGTCCGTTTATTATTTTAGATATGTATTTGTCGCACTTGTCTATGTTTTTATCATAAACTAAATAACCCGAGCCGTTTGAAGATGCTTCTATCTTTTCGATTACATCATCAATCCCAACTATGGCATATCCGTTTCTGGCAAAATTTCTTAGTCCATATTCAATGATATTAAGGTCGTTTCCCTCAGCTTCTGTTTTCGCAACAAGTCTCGGTTGCCCCCATTTTTCACTGTGTTCGCTCCAATCGTGCCTTGCGAAACTCTTAAGAATCACTTCTCTTGTTATTAACTGAAGCTTCCCCAGTTGTTCTGGGTCTCCTAGTTCGATAAAGAAAAGATCTGCGGGGCGCAAAATGGGGCCTTTTTCTTTATCGTCATTAAAATAAGGTATCCCCGTTGTGTCTGTTTCTGATAGGATGATATTTCTGTTATGAGGATATACATTGTATAGCGGGAATAGCTTGCACCAGGAAAACTGACCTTCGTTATTAAACGGACCAAATTCAAGTAGTCTATATCCAAAAAATTCTGCTGAAATTTTAGCTTCCCGGAACGAATCAAACCATGGCTTGTTAAAATATTCTGCCAGTTCTCTGTTTTCTTTTTGATCCTTAAGAATAATAAAGGGTTCTGCTTTTAGTTTACTTTCGGCAATACCCTTTTGGCAAAAAACTTCTCCGTCTGTAAGGGCATTTTCGTAAGTTTTATACAGTTGAACCCAGCTTGGATTATAAGGGTCTTTAGCGTCATTGACAAAGTCTCGAAGTGCCGCTAGTTCCATGCGGATTCTGCTTGGCTGTGGTTTGTTTACTTTGTCAGACAACCGGCTGCCCTTTTTGTCTCGTAGCATTTTTTTTATTTCGTTTACTTGCGCTACCTCTTTGTCTTTTTTGTGAAAATTAAATAATGTCATATAAGGTATTTTTTAAAACAGATAATTGTGTCGTGCAGGGTCGCTGCCAAACCTATAACTACTTTTTATTTTTACGCCGCTTTCGTCGCGATTTCGCATTATACTACTTGAGAGTTTCCCGGTTGCTATCTTTTCGATGTTCTTGAGCTGCGTGGTATAGTTTTCGTCGATTCGGGCAGGAATGTCTGTGTCGTCTACGGTGTTATATAGATAGTATGCAGTAATGTGTATAAGTATTCTTATAAGAGTATCATTCCTGTCGCTACCTGTTTTTTGCAGCTCTGCGGCAATATCGAAGTTTTCCCGTAGGGGGTCTATCTCTGTGATCGCAAGCTTTTCGGATTCGTTAATATTCGTATTGTCTACCCCACAAAGAGACGAGAGCGTGTTCTCTCCAATTATTCCTTGAAAATCTGTGTTTGTTAAAAATTGCATTTTTATTTTATTTAAAAGATTGATCTATTTAAGTCTCTCGTGTATTGTCCTATCTTTATTTTACGGTTTCCTTTATTTTTCCCCTTCTTTTTGTCGAGTTTGTAAATACCGCCCTCTATGGCGTCTGGTCCGTCGTCATGAATCTTGGTGTTTGGGAATCCTAAAAATTGATGTCTTAACTCTTGCATGTCTGGTTTGTGCTTTAATTCCTTATTAAACCGGATAAAACACTGCTCTGTTAATGGAGAGAGGTTCTCTATTCTTACTTCTTTGTCCGGCTTACTTCGTTTGTCTCCTCTTATTCTTAGCGCAGGTGGATTTTCTTCACCATAATTCCAGTATGCCTCTAACATCATATCTTGAATAAAGTTTGCCTCCATCCAATGTGTTATTTTGAGGTTCCCAGGCACTTGTGCGGCGATGGAATAATGAGCCCTTACCATCTCTGCAGTGGAACATTGCCGGCAAAAAATGTCTATTATGTCGTAATATCTCCCCTTTTTACCCATTAAAACTATGGCCTTGCAATCACTTGTGGCGCTCTTACGGTAGCTTGGGTCGTTATATGTTATAAGTGCGTCATATTGTCCTAACGGTAATATGTCTGTCCATGGTAGTTGGTCTTCTGTAAAAATGGTGCCTTCTTCTGTATGCTCATGAAAATATTCACGCAATGCTCTTATTTTCCCCATGCGCTTAAATTTACACTCAAGCTGTGTTTTTGTAAATCTTTTCCATGCTGGGACACCCTTTGGTCCTAATTCTTTTTTGTGTGTTTTAGGATTTTCAAGTGCGAAAACTTTACTGTGATATATTCCTTCTCGTTCAGGGTCGTCATTTTCTACGTCTCCAACTATTTTTGCCAGTACTGATTTTTTGTGGATTCGGTTTCCTATTATTAGTAACCTGGATCCTGTTATTGGGAGTGCTCCGTATAGATCTTCTAACACCCAGTTTACAGTATCGTCAACACGGGCTTCATTTCTTACCAATACTTTGTCGTCGATGTCATCTGCTACTGCATAGTTTGGTCGTTTGTCTAGTTCGCGAAGTCCACGCGGTGACTGTCCGCGACCAAATGCCCAAAATCCAATTCCGTCAATAGTTGAAAATTGCCCATCTGTCCATTTTCCCTGGTTATATTGTGGGCCGAAATCATTGATGTATCTTATATTAAACATCAACTCTGATTGTATATCTGATAGAAGAGCATCTGCTTTAGACTCGTTACTTGAGGCAATTACCATTCCCGACAACTCTCCTCTGGCTTTTAGGTATAAGGGCATCATAATATCCCATATGACACTCTTGGCGTGTTCACGCGGCCATTCCATGACAGCAAATGTGTCTTTGTGCCCGGCTATATATTTTACGTCTCTTTTTTGGAAGTAGGCAAAATCGCAATCAATTAAATGATTAAAGTAGTATTTGAAAAAGAGAGTTTCATGACCAGGTAATAATAAATTTTTAATCCTCTTTCTTTGTGTAATTGGATTTTCCTGTTGTGGCCCTTGTCTTTTTATTGCTGCTTTTTCACTTAGCCATGAGTTGTATTCTTGTTTTTCTTTTGCCCTGAGCTCCATTTACATCACCCTCCTTTTTGCGTTGATATAATCATCCGCACTATCCACTAAAGATTGTGCAAGCTTTATGTCAATGTTTTTAATGTAGTCTATAAATTCACGAATAATCTTAACAAGCGAAGACCATTCCATTTCCTTGGTCTTGATGGTTGTGAATAGTTTTTGTAGTGCATCAATTTCTCCTTTGGGGATCAGTGATGTTTTAAGGTCTTCAAGGGTTGGGTTATCTGATAAGGACTCCTCAAGCTTTTGGGCAATCATCTTGATGATTCTGCTCTGATATTGTAGCGCTACAAGCGCGTTTTCGACAGATGTTTTTTTTGCAATACTCTGCATGCTTCGCTGCCGTTTGAGGTTTAGTTTCGTTACATGTTTAGAGATGGTCACTTCAGAAAGTTTTAATATTCTGGCGATATCTTTCTGTTCCCACCCAGAGTTATATAATTCTGTTATTGCTGTCTTTTTTGTTACGGCCATTTTGTGTCTCCTTTTCTTTTATTTCAAAATTGTAGAAAAAGACTACTATAAAAAAACATAGTAATAAGCCTTGAAACATAGTGTTTAATAGTTAGATAGATGTTTTTTTATGAAGTAATTTATTTAGATTTTTGAGTTCTGGCAAGAATGGTTTAAAAATGTAAACAAATGAAAAAAATGTAAACAAATGAAATTGAAGTTCGCAAAAATAGTTGACGCGGTAAACAGAGAAACAGAAATGTTGTTGTATGGCGATATTGGCAACGATATTGATGGTAATTGGTTTGCTCGTGAGCTTAATTACTTGGGTGACAATTACGACAAGATTAACATTCGGGTAAACAGTAATGGTGGCTTAGTTTCTCAGGGACTTAGTGTGGTTGCAGAAATGCTTGTTAGTCGTGCTCAGATTACCGTTACCGTTGACGGTATTGCTGCTAGTATGGCTGCTGTAATTATAGCCGCTGCAGATAATGTAAAAATTAATGATTTTGCAAAGTTAATGATCCATTCTCCTTTTTATGTTGACGAAAATGGTACTGAGATGAAGTCTCTTAGCAAAAAAGACAAAAGGGGACTAGAAATGATTAAAGACACTCTTGTTAAGTTATTAATGAAAAGGGGAATTTCAGAAGAGGATGTCTTGAGAATGATGAAAACAGATACTTGGTTTACGGCAGACGAAGCTCTCGAGGCGAAATTGGTGGACGAAGTTGTTTCGACGGGAAGAAAAACAGAGCTGGCGTCGTTATCTCCTCTTAAGTTGGTGGCAAAATTAACAATGGATTCAGAAGAATCAAATCATAAAAAAATGGATAAAATAATTAAGGCTTTAAACGAAAAGTTCGGCATAACCCTGAAGGGAGATGCGACAGAACAGCAAGTGATTGATGCGGTTGCAAAAATTTCTATTCCGAAAGATTCGAACAAGAAATTGATTGACCAAATGATCAGCATTGGTAAAAAGACCGGTGCGGTAACGGATGGCGAAAGCGGGAACGAAGATAAGTTTCGTCGTTTGGCCACTGTAGATATGGACCTTTTTATCGATATGTTACATATCGATAAGGCTGGAGAAGGGAAGATGCCTAAAGGACAAAAAAGAATGAGCGATCTTCTTACTGAAGCAGCCCAAAAAAACAAAGGCGCTGTAGCTGATGTTTCAAAAATAAGGGATTTTGCCTGGTATGAAAAAAACGATCCGTCTGCTTTGGCAAAAATGGAGAGTTTGGAACCGGAAAAGTTTGCAAAACTGGAAGCTGCGGACAAGTTGATTTACGAACATTAAAAATTAAAAAATATGGAGACTATTAGATTTCCGTTTGGTCCCGCATCTTCGGCAGAATTGTCAGCTACGGGTGTTCAAGCAATTGATGTTGCCAATGATTTAACATTGGTTGATGGTACAATCCCTGCAACTGGGGATAGAACTATAAATCTTTCGATTGCGGAAGATTTAAGAATAGGAGCAAGGCTTGTGTTTTCTCTAAAGTCTACTTCTACAGAGAAGACTATTTTTGGCGACAACATTACCGGCGTGTCTATTACCGGCGTGGCTGGCAAAACAAAAACAGTAGAGGCAGTATACAACGGGACAGTGTTTGTTCTTATTGGTACAGCGGGTCAGATTGATTAATCAAAAAAAAGAATAAAATGGCAGAAATTAATGTAATTAAATACTCTTCGGAGTTACAAAAACAGTTGTTCCCTGAGAATAGTTTTTATAAAAAATCTATTGGAGAGACAGGAATAGCAGACACGACAAAAACAGTCGAGAGGCCTATTCAGGGCTCTATTGGTAAGGCAAGAAGTGGGGAAATAAAGACTTTACCTCTACAAGTTAAGGTTGCACTTGATGATAGTGACTCTTATGCAACAACATTGGTGTATGCAGAGCCTTTGGCCGTTAATCTCCCTAGCGAGATCGCTCTTAGTTATAATAAGAGAGCTGCTAAACAAGTTCAGCAGGCTGGCATTATCAATACTCGTGTAGCAGATATCGCGGCAAACAACTGGGGTCCTACTTTCTCTACGAACATTCTGAAAACATCGGGTACTTCTCGTTCTTCTAATGTTGCTTTATCAAGTGGCAATTTAGAAATGATAGGGAACAGAAAGTCTGTGACAAAAGAAGATATGATCGCTGTTCATAATCTGCTACAGAGAATGAACGTCTCTTCTATTCCTGGAATGTTTTGTGGACTTGTTACTGCTGACTTTTACAGCGACCTTTTGAAATTGTCAGAGTTTACAGATTATGAAAAGACAGGGTTCTCCTCCAAGTTAGAACAAGGAGTCCTTGGGAAAATAATGGGGATAGAAATAGGGGTTCGTGCAACCGAGACGGGTGACACAGGCTTGATATACTCTTCTTCTTTTACAAAAAAAGGAATTGACGATTCTATTATATCAACGGATTGTCCGGGGAACTTGTTCTGGCACTCAGGTATGACTTGTCGTGCTGAAGGAATCTTAAAAACGTCAGTTGATGAAAACAAGCCTGAGTATTTGGGTGCTACTGTTATCTCTAGTTGGGTTCGTTTTGGAGCCTCTTGGGGGCGTAAGGATCAGAAAGGTGTAGTTGCATTATTGGAAGATAACGCAGGTTAGAAAACTATCATGTGAGAGAATCCGGTGGTGGCGTTTAGGTTGCTGCCGGATTATATTAATAAAGATAACCAGGCGGTAGTTAAATATAAACAAAAGAAGACTATTATCGGATTATATTAAAAAAATGAAAATGAAAGATATTTCTGAACCTCTATTCTCGTCAGTGATTGGCTTAATATCATTTGGCGTTTGGACAAATCTTGCAATGTCTTTATTTCTTGCCTTTTTGTCTGGAGCTTTAGGGTATCTGGGTAGATATTGCATACAGCAGTTCATTAAAAAACATAAAGAAAGGAAAGAAAAAAATGGCAAAATTTGAAATATCATACGCAAAGACACTGGATTTTGAAGGCGTTTATAGCTTGTCTAATTTTGACAGGGGCTGGGAAACATGGATGGGTATTAGCAGAAAATATCACCCTGAATGGGAAGGTTGGACTATCGTTGATTCGATAAAGAGTAGAAATATTGATAGGAGTTTAATTGGCGCTAAGTTGATTGTTAATAACAATCTTCTTTCTCTTACGCATGAATTTTATTACGAAACGTTTTTTAAGAAAATGTTCCTTGACAAAATCGAGGAACAGTCTTTATGTGATGAACTATTTGACACCGCCGTAAATCAAGGATGTTGTTCTGCTGTTAAGTATTTACAAAAGGCTCTCAATTTGCTAAACAATAATGAGCTGTATTATTCAAATATAGCAGAAGATGGGGTTATGGGTGATAAAACATTGTCAACTATAAGCGCATATCTGCTTGCAAGAAATTCTTCTACTAATATTAGAACATTACTTAAAGCTATTAATGGGTTTCAGTTTTTGCGATATGTTGAAATTTGTAAAAACGATAGCAGCCAGGAGGTGAATTTCTATGGTTGGTTAAAGAGAGTTTAAATGGTTTTTAAACGACATTAAATGTTAAAAAAATAATAGGAAATGTTAAAAAAAATAATAGGCTTTTTTAAGGTGTTTTTTGTAAGATCCGAACGTGTTGAGCTGGCCGTAAGGGTTGCTCGTGCTCTTAATTGTTTTACAGAAACTAAGGCTGATGATATTATTAGTTATGTGGTTGGTATGGTTGCACCGGAAACTGCGGCCGGTTTGGCACTCATTGAGGGTTTTCTTAATAATGACCTTCCAGTTCTTCTCCGCGCTCTTGAAATGATTGATGCTTCGGACGAGACAAATGTGAGAGAAACAAATGTAAATGCCGTGGTTTCTAAGGTGTTGCTTTTCTGTAAGACGGTTGACAAAACAACCTTAAAGAAGGTTGTTTCTAAGTCCTTTGATTCAGGGAATAAATTATCTCTGGCGGAGGCTAAAGAGATTTTAAAGGAGTATGTAAAATGATTAAAAAAAGAAAAAGATTATGGTAAATGAAAAAGGTATTTTTTTAGCATCAGAGGAAGCCTCTCTTGTTATGTTTCTTGATTCTCTGTTTGTTTTTACAAATATGTTTAAGAAAAAGTTTTTAGGAATTTTTGATGTTGGCAAGATATTCGAGAAGTATGATCGTGTTTTTTGGGCTACTATTTTATCCTGGATAGATGATTGTTTTTTTGCAGGCAAGTTATCTGTTGCCACAATTGCCGTATTGACACAATTGAAGGGATATATTATAGCTAATGATATAAATGCATTCGATGCGTGTCTGGCAGAGTTTTTATCTACAAAAGTTAATTTTTTAAAAAATGATTCTGCAGAAGAACAGTGTATTTTAGGAGCGTTAACAATGATTAGTGGTTTAACGGACAATTTGGTGGAATCGCTTATTGTAAAATTTAAAGCTGCCGTAGCAACAGAAGAGTAAACCCTTAAATTTTAAGTTATGAACGAAGGAATAGTAGCTGGAGCAGATATTTTGCTCTACATAAACAAAGGAACAGAGGCTGAACCTATCTGGAAGGCTTATGCTCATGGAACGACACAATCTTATTCTGGTTCAACGGCCATGCGAGAGCGTGCAAACAAAGACGATGGAGGTGCAACTTCTATTAAGCCTGGGCGGCATGCAGTTATAACAATACCTATTGCCGGGTTAACCTCGTACGATGGGGATGATTTTTTTGCACTCGACCAGGCTCGACTAAATCGCGAGAGGTTGCAGGTGAAATACTCCGGGAGGCCAACAGGAGATACTGCCGCTATTGATACGGTCGAGTCTACCGGCGATAAATATTATGAGGCATATGGATATGTGAGTGAATGTGGCCGTGAGGATCCGACAGAAGGTGATGGAACCTATTCGGCAACAATTTCTCTTGATGGTAAACCAACCTTAAAAACAGTTGAATAATGGCAAAAACTAACATTATATTAAAAAACAAGAGTTTTCCATTTGTTAAAACAGACAAGGGGGCAGCCCTTTTGAGCCAATTGTCTGTAGATATGGACGCTGTGTCTTTCGGTAAAAAAGAAGCATTAAAAAAGTATGCATATTGTATGTGCGCGGGTGCCTCAATAACAGGGAAAATTGAATTTCCTTTTACTTTTGAACAGTTTTCGAAGGTTTGCCCTTCTGGCTGGGAAAAACAGACAATATCTCTTGTACAATCAAAAGAAAAATCAGACGGAAAATGACAAAACAAAGGTCAAAAGAAATAGCCGGAGTGCACATACCTGTTTTAATCAACAATAGGTGCTATGTGATGTATGAGCGAATGACGGGACACTCTGCCGAAATTGTTAATGGGGTTGAAGACTCTCTCGCTCTATTTTTTTGTAGTCTTAAGGCTGGTGCCCTGGAAGATGGAATTGACTTCAAGATGGATTTTGAAAGTTTTATCACCTATACCGATCATCACCCCGATCTACTAAATGACACTGAATTAACAGACGTCGGAGATGATGCAAAAAACCTAAACCCGGAAAAAGACCCGGTAAGGTAATTAGTCTTGATGAGCAAATTGGAATTGCTGTTGGGCAAATGGGAATAAGTTATGAAACATTTTTACGATTAACTCCGCAGCAATTTCAAATAGCTTACGACGATTTTAGGCTAAAGGTCGAATCAGACCGTGAAGCTAATGAGTTATTGGCATATAGTGTAGCTCGATGGGCGGCTTGGAGGCAAATGTGTCCACCTGCTAAAAAAAACATAAGTGTAATGGATCTTATTACACTTCCCGGAGATGAAGAATATAAAAAACAGACAAGAAAAAAAATAAAGCCTGGTAATCGTGCCAGGTTCGAATATTTAAAAAAGCGTTGGGGAAATGGGAACTAAGAACTATACATATACTATTAAGTTTGACGCTAAGACTGGCGAATTTGTGACGGCGATGAAAAAGAGCGCTATCGCCTCAAAGTCTGTTACGAAAAATATTGGTCTTGCCCAGAAAGTCTCAAATAAGGCCATTTCTTCATTTAAGGCTATGGGAAGTACACTACTTGCTGCATTTGCTGTATCTTCTATTATTAATTTTGTAAAAAAATCTGAAGCTGCGTATGATGTACAAAGCAAGGCCGAACAGGGGTTACTGGTTGCCCTCAAAGGGAAAAGAGATGTACAGAAAGACTTAATTGCACAGGCCCAGACATTGCAGAAAACAACGCTTTTTGGTGACGAAGAAACGATTAAGGCAGATGCGTTAATCGCTGCTTTTGTTAAAGAGGGTGATCAAATTAAAAAAGTAATTCCCCTAGTCCAGGATCTCGCAGCAGCTAAGAATATGGATCTCGCCGCCGCCGCT